GAAGTAATGGTTATTACATTTCCGTTTATAGTGTTGCTAATCTGTTTGTACTGGTTTTCAAACCCACGAGAAGAAGATATATCAAACAAATTCTTCCCATACCTGCTAACCTTAACCGCCGTTAAATCCTCTACGGTTTCGCTTGATATTTTTACTGCCATTTCGTGGGTTACAGGGGAAACATCGTCAACCAACATTGCGGTGTCGGATTTAGTGCCTTTCAGGGCGTTGGAAAAAGTGTTGTCGGCGCGGTTTTGCTCGGTTGCAACCGCTTCAGCCACCGCTTTACCCGACTGTGCGTTTTCGCTGTCGGGGGTGTAGGTTTGGTCGACCGAGGGAATATTAAGCCCCGCTATATCCTCGTCCGTGAAATAGTCAACACCCTTTTGCGGGGTGTAACCGTTTTCACCCTTGTCACCCTTTAAGCCTTGAATACCCTGAATGCCTTGTATTCCCTGCTCTCCGGGGTCGCCTTTATCGCCTTTAAGTCCCTGCGGTCCTTGCGCTCCTGTATCGCCCTTGTCGCCTTTTTTACCCTGTGCGCCGGGGTCTCCTTTTGGACCTTTTTTATAAGACAAAGAATTCCAAGCGGTAACGCCGTCACCGACCTTTAACCACTCGCCGTCCGCGCCGTCGGTTACAATGCCGAATTCACCGTCTCGCAGTATAGGGTTTTCGCTCGTCCAGTCCGCCGCTTTTTTGCGCTTGGGTTGAAATATGAAATTTTCAACAAATATTTTTGCCATACGATTACCTCCTTAAGCTATCCTGCGCCAACAATAATTTGCTAAATACGGTGGCATATTGTTGTGGGGTTGACCGCCGCCGAACTTATATCCATATCCGTATTGAGTTTCATTTGTAATATCTGTGCCTGTAATTCCACCTGATGTGAAAGTATCGAAATTAGTGCCATAAGCGTGCCCTTTTACGCCTTTATTAGCGTGCTGTCCAACAACCGCAGTTGCAAATTCGCCGTCTATTTCAGGCAATTCCGTTTCAGTTAATGTATGTGTAGCTTTGCCGCCTGTATCTCCTGCCAAATAGGTATCTCCTGCTGCAAGCAAGAATACATCTTTTACGCGTTCCCAAGTGCCGCCGAACAAAGCGGCAGGGTCTGTCGGGTCATCCGACCAATATAATGAGCGTAGTGGATGTGCAGCCAATATAGCCTCTTTTTTTATCTGTTCTATCAAATTTGTTAATTTGTCAAATTCCATCGTAACTGTTTTATTGGCTATCGCGTTATCGCTTGCCTTTGAAAGCTCGGTATCGACAACGAAATTAACGTCCATTTCTCCGAATGTGCCGTTTCCGTCAAAAACAACGGTACTGCCGCCCTCAATAGCAAGTCTTGCCGTCTCGGTCTTGTCCTGTGCTTCAACCGCCGTATCTGCCGACTGTTCAGCCCTTGTCGCCGCGTTTTTCGCCGCTTCGGTAAGGGTCGAAAGACTTTCCCTTGAATTGCCGTTGTCGCTGTCGGTCTCGGGTACGTTTTCAAATCGGAGCTTTGCCGGGAAAGAAAGCAATTCCGTCTCGGTTTTTTCCTCCGCATTATAGTGGGAAATAACAAGATACACCCGCGCTTTTCCTCCGCTCCGTGTCAGGTTTTCCCCGACCGTGAATGATACCGTATCGGAAGTAAGCGCCGACGGCTCGGTTTTTACAGCCCCGCCCATACTGTCACAGCAGTCAAAGCGATAAACAAGGGTATCGGTCTCGCCCTTTTCGCTTAACAGCGCCTGATATAGCGTACTGTCGAGCGTAAAGACAAGCTGTGTGACCGCGTGCTCGCTTTGAAGCCCCGCCTGCTGCTCGGTATTGGGACTTATTCCGTCGCTTTTAACCGAGTAGCTGATTGTCCTGATTGCCATTTTTATGCCTCCTTAAAATTTAAAAGCGCACCGCCGAAGCGACACGCTTTGTTTACAAAATGAAAAAGCATTCCGAAGAACGCTTGACATTTTAAAAGTATTTGATTATAATAAGTGTGTAAGGCAAACCGATAGACGGTTAGCCCTCAAAATATTTGACTAAAGAAATCAGTCGCCTACTTTTGACGGAGCAGGGCGGCTATTTCTTTTTTATTGCAATGATTGAATATAAAACTATAATAAGGATTATAATTATGTACTCCATCGGCAACGCCCCCTTTCGAGGGCAGAACTTAACCGCCTACCGTTTAAGGTTCGCCTTACACGAGGTTATTATATCAGCTCCCGACAGATTTTGCAACAATCAGAAGCTTATTTAAAAATGTTTCGTATCAAGAATACTTGACATTTTCCTAAATACTAATTATAATGAAGATGGAACCGATGGGCGACCGATTAGGTCATCCCCAAAAGTTCATCGGATTAACCGCTTGCCTTTGGTCGGGAGAGCGGTTATTTTTTTATGGAGATAATTAACAGAAGCAATACAATAAGTATAAGCAACTCATAACCCATAAGCATCACCCCCTTACCATCATCAGGGGGAATACTAACCGTTCAGCCCATCGGCTTGCCGCAAGGAAACCCCTGCGGCTTTTTTATTATAATGTTTTGCAGTACAAAAGGCAAGTTTTTTTACTTTACCACCTTGTACTTATCAGCCAATTCGTCCGACACATCCTCTTTCGCGTTTTTGAGCATTTCAGCGGTATATTCGTCCGATACATTCATAGTAAGAATACGGTCATATTCCTTTTCGATTTTGTCGTAATACTCATCAACATAATCAAGGTAATCCTCCAAATCCATAGTATACTTAACCTTGTCAATACTGTATTCACGGCTGAAGGTCTTATCATAAAGAATATCCTTGTCGCCCGTGCGTTCAAGAAGTCCGAATAGCTTTTTATCAACGCCCGAATTTTTCTCAAAGCTATCTGCATAATCCCGTGCCAGTATTTTGATTTCCCGCGCGCTGTCGGGGTTTTCCTTGCCGTATTTATTAAGCGCGGAAATAACACTCTTTGCCGCCGAATACTGCTTGTTTTTATAAACTGCCTCAGCATTATCGGGATATGAATTAGCCTTTTTCTCGTATTTATCGGCATTGTCGTAAAATCGGTTCAGAATGTCGGTAGAATAAGCATTGTCTGTTATAAGCTTAGTGCCTATTCCGAGCAACCAGTCCTTTTCGGTTCTGCCTAAAGACTTGTTTAAGAGACCGAGTATTCCCAAATTGCTATTAATTATATGGTCTATTTTCATAGGAGAATATCCAGCAAGCTGACCGAGCGCTTTGGCGATATATGTCGTTTTCTCGTTGTACTGCTCTTTAGGCTCTAATTTTTCATAATAGCTTGATACTATCGGTGTCCCCTTGAAATCCTCGTTTTTCCATAAATCTTTAGCGGTGCTTAATATTATGGCGTCTGTCGGCAACGGCGGCGCGAACACAAGCCATAAATACGATAAATAATCCTTGATTTCCTGACTATAATCAACATCTTCTTTAAGCGCGATTTCAAAAACGCGTTCAAGTGTACTGTCGAAAACGGCGGTGTCCTTTGATTTCGGTATGCTGAAAAATTTTCCGTTGCCGATATAAAAATTATAAAAATTGTTCTTTTTATAGGCGGAAAGCTTTTCGTACTCGTCGTTGTCGTCGTCGCCCATAGCAAGCATATTCCAAGCAAAAAGCAATCCTACCGTGATTACGCCCGATACAACGGTCTTCGCGAAAAATGCCTTGTTTTTCTCGCTGTCCAAAGCTGTTGAAACAAGCTTGTTAACGCCTTGAATACCTGCATTGAAATAGGGAATGTACTGGTCTATCACCTTTGACTTACTACCGCTTCGGTTAAAGTTTACGGTTATTTCCTCTGCGGCAAGCAAAGCCTTTTGAGTGTCGCCTGTCTGTTCGTATACGCGCTTAAATTCGGCAAGTCTCGGAGCGGTCTCTATAAAATCGGCGAGTTGTTCAATGGCTTCAATAAGATTAAATCGGGAAATAAAGTGCTTAAGATAACTTTCGTCCTTTTTAATAAGCTCGCTCATTGTGGTTTTTAACTCTTTTGAATTATATATAAGCGAGTTGTTATAACCGCCGCCGACAGTTTTGTAGAGCTTTACAATATCGCTTGCCTTGTCCCCGCGAACCTGACTGAAAGCGCTTATTACTGCACGGACATAATCAACAGTAAATTTAACCGGATTTTTTTCAATGCTGTATTTATATGCGGAGTTAAAATCGCGCGGAGTATTTGATGTAATCGACCACGCTACGTTTCCGCCTGTGGTAAGCACTTTAAAAAGCCGCGTAATGTTTCCGACCGCTCTTGTAAATGCCCCAAACTGCGGTTTATTAAGCCCGGTAAGTGCGGTAAGTAAATTGGGGTCGTGTACCTGATAAAGCGTTTTCTTGCCTTTTCTGTAAACCCATACAACATTTCTGCCCTGATTATTGCTCTGAACGAACTGCGTCACCGTATCGCCGATTATTTCATCAATAGTATCGGTGAAGTCGTCGGGAAGATTTCCGTTTTCCGACTGTTCCTTGTACCATTCGTTTATGCCCTTTTTTATGCTTTCGGTAGATACCGTAACAGGCATCATATCAGGCGGCACTTGTTCAAGAAGATACCCAAGCCCCTCCACATTATCCGCCTTATTTGCTATATCCTGCATTACGGCGTTTCGGTCGGCGGCGTTCATAAACTGCGCAACCTTTTGAGTTATGCTTTCAAGGGGGCTTAATATCTCAAGACCGCTGCCCTTTGCCCGCATAATCGGTGCTTTCTGATTAGCAACGCTTTTCTTTACTCCGTTCTTTCCGTCGCTGACATTTCGATTAAACGGTACATAGCAGGGGTATTTTTCATTAAGAGCCTTATACTGTTCCTTTGACAACAGACCTGATTTAACGCCGTATTCGTATATAAAGCTTTTATACCAGCTATATAATTCTTCGGCGGTTTTCTTAAACTGCGGGTATGCTTTTTCAAGGCGCTTTATTTCCTTGCTTATAAACTCTTTATCGTTTATACTGTCGTCCGCAAAAACCCTCTTGTCATTTTCTAAAAATTCAAGACCGTGTTTGTATACAAGGTACATTTCAAAATCAGGCTTCGATTTATTATCTATTTCGGCAAGTACCTTTTGCAACGGTTGCATATTAAGCGGTTTTCCGTCGGAATCCTTTATAATGTTTCCGTCGCCGTCGCGCATATAAGCAAGACCGCCGTTTTCTCCGTCAAAGCTTGCCACACCGTCGCCTACAATGGCACTGCGCGCCCTTACATCGGCTTTCTTTGCATAGTAGAACAAATCGTAAGCTTTTTTGGAAATTTTCTTAAGCGGAGCGGCTTCGTCGACAAAGTTGGTTTCAAAGGCTTCCAAATAATCAGCAACCTCTTTGTCGGCAGCATTGCGTTTTCTTGCCTCCTCGCGGCTTATAACCGCCGCCCTTGCGCGGTCGGCTTTTTCAGCGGTAAAATATTCGTTGATTTTATCGCCTATGGTTTTAAGGTTGTTTAAATCCTCCGTGCCTTTTTCAGAAAGTACGCGTTCAAATTCCTCGTAAAAAAACGGATAACTACGCTTTGCGAGCGTTCTGTCGGCTAAATAATTCCTGATAAATTCCGCAACAGCCTCCCCGGGTCTTGCTTCAGGCGAATAGGAATTGTAAAAATTAGGTCTTGCGTCTTTAAGCACACGCATAGCCTCGTTAATGCTTTGGAAGTTACGCAAATTATATTTTTTATCAAGATGGTGTCCAAGCTCGTGTCCTATCGTCGGAAGTGCATTGCTGATTTTTGTCCGTATTGCTTCGGCTTTCACCTTATAAATTCCGTATGCCCTTTCCCTGAATTTTCCTTTTGATACCGGTATTCCGAAATCCTTTTCAATAAGCTTAATGATTTCGCCGACCGATACGGTCGAATCGCCTTTTTCATTTCCGAAAAGCGCCTTAAGCTTACTTACAAGCGTGCTGGTTTTCTCGCTTTTTTCGTTGGAGTTTTCAGCCGTCCAAAAGCTTTCGTCTTTAGCATAAGAATCTCTTTTAGTATCGACTTTGTCTGCCTGAACATCGGTTTTGTCGGAAAAAGAAACAGACCCCAAAGAGTCTGCACCTATATCCTTATTAAATTTTTTAACTGCTGTTACAACTGAATTCCAATCATTGAACATTCCTCCAAAAGTCTGTTCGGCATATTCAGGGTCTGTCATTACATATTGATTTATATATGCTGACAACTCCTTCATTAAAGGTTTCCAAGAGTTTATGTCATCAATATCATATTTTCCGCCGTAGTTATTATCATTAATCAATTTAATTACATTACGGTAGCTTTCACTAGTGAAAACTATATTCTCACACAAAGCACTTTCATATGTGGTGTAAACAGAATTATTTGTGTTTTGTGACACATGTACAATTTCATGTAATGCAATTCCAACACCGTGCAATGTAGCATTGCTTGATATATAAACTGTTCCGTCAGGTGTTGTCACAGCCTCATTTGTGGTTGTAGTGATTTTTCCATCATTACGATAAACCGTACCGTCACAATAAACTACTTTTACTCCAATGCTTCGCAAAGCTTTATAAGCCTTTCCACTCTCAGTGTTTGGGTTGACATAACCAGCGATAAATGCAAGAGTAGTTCCATCACGGGTTACTCTTTGCCCGACTGTGCCCAAAATTCCATTAATTCTTCTTTCGAAAGTGACTGAATCTTCTTCTGTAAATCTCTCGCTTTCTGAAGTTCCTCCGGTGTTAGTTTCGGCGCGTTCTTGACCGCTTCTGTCAACTGTTCTTTTGTCAGATAACTCATTCTGCTCACCTCTGTCATAATTGTACTCCGCACCTGTCTCGCTGTCAAGGTTTACTTCATCGGCGCTGTCGGTCTTTTCAAGCAATCCGCCTATTATTTCGGCGCGTGGGGCGTATATCTGCACAGAAAGCGCAAGCTCTCCTATATCTTCATCAGATATATTTTCAGTAGATTTTGCTGTGTCATAAAGCTTTTTCACCTTGTCGGGGAATATACCGCCCTCGTCAACAACCGTTTCATAGCTTTTTATTACAGCTTCTATGCCGCCGTCACTGTTTTTTACAGTCTCCCCGACCTTTTTAAGAAAAGCTTTATTATCCTGACGCATTTCAGAAACTGCCTTAAACATCATATCTCCGACCGCAAAATCAGAAGTATCTCCCTCTATGACCTTTTGCGCAGATTTCGCAAGCTCGCTCTTTTTCTCTGATACCTCAGTAAAATATTTTGCAATATTCTTAATGTCGGTATTACTTTCCTTAAATGCATTATTGTAATATTTACCGCTCGACTGTATTGAAGCTTCGTTAAAAGCTTCTGATACATTTCCAAATCCGCCCATAAGAACAGATGTAAGCAGACCTATAAAGCCCTCGTAAGCCGCTGATGAAAGCGAATCAATAGGATTGTCAAATACCGTTTCGACATTTGCACCTAATATGTATTTTTGAAGTATAGGCGATAAAAGCGACTGCATACTTTCCTCAACGAATTCGCTCGCACCACTGCCGACAACCTTTATAGCCGCTTTGGCAAGCGCGGAGGAAAAGCTTTTTGAAAAATTTGAAATCATCTTGCCCGATAGCGCTCCGCCAATACCCGGTATACCGCCTATCGCATATTCAAGCGCACACTCAGAAGCCGTGGAAGCTAATGCATACACAAGAAGTTTTCCCTTATCGGTCACTCCCAACTGTGCGCCCTCTTTGTAGCTATTACCGAATACGCTGATTCCGAATACCGAAGTGCCGATAGCACTCGCCGCGGCACTCGGTAAGCCAAGACCTCCCGCAAGCATACCCGCTACCATTCCGGGCGCATTGTTTGCAATGTTCGTTACAACTTCCTGAACGGTTGAATTGAATTTTTCTCCGCGAGCGTTATAATATTCCTTTAACGCATAACTTGCGATACTGTAAGCGCTGTCAGGCTTTTCCGCAATAGCCTCGGGTTCTTTTCCGAATATAACATCATAGGTGGTGTTTATTCCCTCTGCATACTGGCTTAAGCCTGCATTCATGTAAAGGTCAAGACGGTTTTTTTCGCGTTGCCATTTTGTATAGGTATCCTGCACAGGGTCGCTCTTATCAGCCTCAAATTCTTTATTGCCAACCTTAATTTTATCGCTTACATATGCTGTATCGTCATAAATTTGGGCGGCTTTTGTTATTTGAAGCTTGCGTGCGTTATCGTTTACATTGCCTGTCATAACAGAGTTTGATTTTGCGCTGTTTTTGTTATATTCGTTAAGCAGCTTAAAGGTTTCAAGGGTATTGTTTTCATCCTCCGTCAGCTCCACACCCTTGTTTTTCTTGTCGATAATCTGTTTAACGCGGTTAAACCTTGCAATATTCTTAGGATTATTTTGAGCGGAAATGTCAAACGCGGTTGTAACAGAGCCAGTAAGCATTGTGTTAAGACCGTATTTGGAAATCGTATTTCGTTCCGAAGCCGTCAAATCCTCGCCCGCTTCAAGCTTCATAGGGACATTACTCATATTGACCCTATCTACAAGCGATATTACAGGCTGACTTTCAAGTAATCCTTTTGTAGGGTTTTTAGACGGAATAGGGTTACCGTTAACATAATAATTAAGCCCCGCCGACATCTTGCGCGTGCCTACGCTGTTTGTACCGCTTTTAAGGTCTGCGGAGACAGGAGAGGCTATCTGTTGATTTTTTGTATATAACGGGGTTACGCCTTTTAAAACCTTTGCGGGGTTGACATCGCTCGGCGGAGTCGACCAGCTATTTATTCCTTTGGATGTTTTTGTGGTATTAGCACTATTTGAAGGTGTAGACCAACTATTTACGCCCATTTTTATTCCTCCTTATTGGTCATACCATTTATCTACATAAATGCCACGCTGTATGCACTCAGCACGCGTAAGGCGCTCGTATTGATTGGCAGCTCCGTGCCATAAATAATAACCGCTTGAGCATTGGAAAATAGTTTGAGTTCTTCCGTTAACAATCGATGTGGCTGTATTGCCGTTATCTGTTCTTTTAGCAGCTTTTAACTTTTCATTTTTAATATTGTCCGGCTGATAACCGTTATCCCAAACTCCGTTTGCAGTATCAGGATTTACGGTGCCCGTATATGGATTTACATTATACGGAAGCACAGTTTTCTTTCCGGAGTTTTTATCAACATATGTAGTTGTCCATTTTGCCGAATCAGTATTTGACGTATCATATACAACGCTTACGCCGTTATCTTTAAGACTTCCCGAAAAATCACGCCTTAACGTGCTACCGCTGACCGGTATAATATAGCTTGCCTCTTTCTGCGCCTGTTGCTGTTTTTCGTACATTTTAAGCCTATAATCGTAATCTGCCTGAATCCGCTTTGTTTCCTCTTTAACGGCGTTATTATACATATCCTGCGCACCGGAAGAAGCAAGGGCGGCGTAATTGCTCTTAATACTCGCCGCGTTGTCGTTCTGCTCAATATCAAGCTTTGTAATAGCGTCGGCAAGTGAAGCGGTAAGGCTGTCAATAGCTTTTTGTCGGGTTACATCTATCTTGTTTTTGTTGTTAGCATAGGAAAGCTGTACAGCCGTCTGCTGTGTGCGGTTAAGCCCCGAATCGGTAAGCCCCGAATTTGCCATATTTTCCGCAATCTCCCGCTCGTTTACAAGCCTCTGCACCGCGTTTTCGTCATATAAATCCTCATAAGATTTTGAGGTCTCGTCTATTTGACGGTTGTATGTATCGGTGGTAAGTTGTTTTTCGGTAGCGTATTTTTGCTCGTTAGCGGCAATAGCCTCCGCCTCTTGCGGAGCATAGGATTTTTTAAGTTCTTTTTCGTATTCCTCAAAGCTCTTTACAGCCATTACTTCGCACCTCCTAAAGCTCTGTAATCAAGCGAAATGCTGTCAACCGACATAGCGCCCTCGCACTCCGCTTTTACCCCTATGCGGTTAATAAGCCGCACACAGGGGCGTAACTGCCTGTTATGCACATATTCGGGCGAATACTCGTCCTTGTTGCTTTCCGACAGCGTGACCGTCTCTCCCTGCTCCTCGCCCTGCTCGGTGACAAAGGAAACGCTTATCGGCTCGCCGCCGTTGTTTCCGAACGCCATATTGATAAGCGGGACGTTTTTAAAATAATGCGGCATACCGAAATCGAATATCTTTGTAAGAAACATTGACGGTATATCGCCGCCTACATCTGTAAAAATTCCCTCGTCAAAGAGATAAATATTAATATCTTCGTCATAATCGTAAATCCCTCCAAATACAAATGTCGGAGAGTTACCGCTTACAAAAGCGGCATTTACAGAACCCGAAAAGGGCATTTCCCAATACCACCACGGTATCATAACCTGCGCGTCCTCGGTCTTGTTATAAGAGCTTGCGTAAGCATATCCGTAGCTTTCATAATTCATTACATAAACATGAGAAGCGACAAATAACAGATAATGTCCGTTCCAATCGCATGAACGCGCATATTCTAAAGCGTTTTCATTCTTAAGTCTGCGCTTTATCATATCTGAAAGGCAGTAAATATTTCTCTCGCTGTACTGATTTTCGGTTATAAGGGTATAAACGCTTCCGTCGGTGCAAGCCCATACAAGGCGGTTTCTGCAAAGCTCGACGGTATCGGGACTGTCGCACCCGATTGCCGAATGTAGCTGGATGATAGGGAAATACACGCTTGAAGCGGTGTAATCCACAACATTCTGGTTGATTAAATCACTCGCCGTAATATCGCTGTTGCGCGTGTACTGTGTGTAAAAGGTCTCGCGTTCCTTAAAGATAACAAGGGTGTCGTTCTGTCTACCGAACGCCGTCACCGCCTGATTGGAATTACCGACATAGGCATAGCAGTTTTCGGGGAAGTAAAGCGGATTGTTAAGCCTCGACCATAAAACAAGGCTCTTTTCCTTTTCCTCGGCGTTTCCGCCTAAGAAAAGCCGTGTACCGCCGCTTATGCCCGCCGCGTCTCCGCCGAACCATATATTTTTTTGCATTGAAAACACTTTTTTAAGATTTTCCACGCTGTTCGGGCAGGGTGCGGTTATTTCCATATTGTCCTCAACATAATCGTTTTCTGTTATATATGCAAATGTTGAGCTCGAAGGCGAAGGAAAAAAAGCAAGCGCTTTTCTAAAAACGCCTAAATAAATACCGTCGCCGCGGTCAGTTTGCTCTTTTTGCCATCCAGGTTCATTATTTACCGTAAGTGAATGAGTATATACACTACCGTTTTGGTTTGTAATTTTTACCGTAACCGTTTTTCCGACAAAATCTCTTACGCTATGTAAAAGACCGTACAACATCCAGTGTACTTTAGTCGGGTCGCTTTCGCTCTTCGGAAGCGCAATTGAATTGTTATATGTTGACCATATCATTCTGTAGTAACCGCTTAATAGATTGTATCCCTCGAACATTACGCCTCCGGCATCTAAAATTTGAGATTCCGAAGGCATTAAATGATCTGTAGACTTACAATGCGTCATAACAAGCGGCGCATATATATCCTTACCGTTGTCCTCAACCTTTACCCATGCGCTGTCGCCGTCCGAAAGTTTAAAAATATCCCCGCCGTTTTCAGTCTCGCAAAAGCAATATAGTTCTTTTTTATCTTGAATGACAAAGCTGTTTTTATAACAAACATAATTGTCGCTTGTAATCGGAGGCAGCTCGCTTATAATACTGCTACTGCCCTTACCAACCCAAAAAAATTGTATCCGGGTTACCGAATCGTAAAGATTCCCACCGGTCTCTATTAAATATTTAAAATCCGTTCTGCGTGACATAAGCTGGCAAAGCGCACCGTTAATAACCTTTGTTGCATTTTCCTTTTGTGAATAGGTACTCGTATGACCGGCATTTATTGTCGGATTATATTCGTCATATGAAAGTACTCCGAGCTTCTCTGTTCCGGGTCTTGTTTTCAGAATATTGTCCTTGTACCACATGTTTTTACTGTCGGTCAGCTGATTGTCCTGCACCATTGTCACTGCGTCGCGCATATTTATACCGCCTGAAAGCTTAGGCACCGTGACCGAGCGTGACGGCTGTTTGTTTATTTTCGGAAATTTCATTAAAAGCCACCCCAATACAAGGTAAATTATTTTAATCATTCGGGACACGGTATCACATCCCCCACCGCTTCGGATTGCGTAAGCGCCGCACGCTTTGAATTGTAAAGCGAAATAAAAATCTGCTGCTGGTCGCCGTCACTCTCCGACTGCGCTAAAAACGCCGCTACGCCGTAGGGCATAACATCGTTTAACTCACGCTCCGGAAGTACTATATTATCCGTTGTATTTTTAAGCGGAACAAAGCCGTCCCTGTGCTTTATATAAAACAAATCGGAATAAACACCGTTAAGGACGGTAAGCGCACGGGAACGGAACCGTTGTTCGCCTGATATTTCGCCGGTGCTGTCGGTATAGCCTAAAAGCACCAGCGCCTTTTTCATCATTTCATTGCCTGTCATATGTCGCCTACCTCCTGTGTCTGTATGTTATCGCCGCCTTGCTGTCCCATTGCTCCGCGCAGTTGTTCAAGCATTCGGCTTTGCTGTTCGGGCGGAAGCTTTGTAAATTTCGCATACTGCTCCGGGTACTGCTGCTGTAACGCCGCTATAAGCTCATCGTCACTAAGCTCGCCTGTACCCGCCGACTGTGCCTGTGACTTTAAATCCTCTCTAAGTCCCGTTATATCGGGTATCATACCGCCAGGTAAGCGTTCGAGATACTGGTCAAAGGTGATAAGCCCCGCCTGTAAAAGGCTGTCAAGTGTGGATATAACAACCGCCTCGCTGTAAACTGTAGCCGCGCCCACATCAACCCTCGCCGTAAATAAAAGGCTCTTGTAGCGTTCCGCCTTAAAGGGAAGATACTGCACGCCGTTCCTATCCTCGATTTTAAGGGAACGGTCGCCGTAAAGATTGACCCAAAAGTCCGCCCATATCCGCGCTACGTCCTCTATAAAGTCGTAAAAACGGTTCATATACACTTGCATAGGAGCCGTCGCCGCCTCACGCATTTGAATTATAGCCGAGGCATTGTCGGGGCGTAGGTTACCGAGCGCCGCGTCATTAGCTCCCGAATCGGAAAGGGTGTTACTGCATAGGTCGTTTACAAGGTTCTGATACTGTGCGGAGGTCTGCGGCGGCTGAATGTACTGTACCGCCCTTGACACGTCCTCAGCTGCGCCGAAAACCTTTATAATCTGCCCCGGGTCGTTGGTTATCGCGTCGGGTACAACATCACCGTTTACAAGCATAATCGGCATACCGCTTTGCATAAGCCCCCAAACAGCGGCGGTCAATGCACGGTTTATCGCTATCTGATTGGGAATAAGGTATGTAATCTCGCTCTCTCCGTAGGCGCTTGACCGTCTTCTCTCCCAACAGAATTTCGCAATCGGATAGTTTTTAAGCTTAAGGCTCCACGGCTTTCTGACATACGCCTTTTCGGTCACCCTTACCGCCATAACCTTATAGCTCTCGTCCTTATCGTCCCATTCCTTGTAAAGCTTTGTGTAAACCGTCACACGGCGGCTTTCCGTAGGCTCGTCCTCGCCCCTGTCGCCCGAAGTAAAATATTTATTGGTTTTGTCGGGAATTATCTCATCATCGGGCAGTCTGTTGCGCCGTGCTTCCCGTTTTACGTCCTCAACATCTCGCCGCTGTGCGATTATGATATACGGCTGGCTTTGCACATCATCGCTGTTCGGGTCGCCGAAATTAACATTTTCAACGTCCAAAACCTCACAGGCAATATCGCCCTTTATAGGCTTTGTGCGCCCCTCGTCGGCATAAAGCCCCGTTTCAATGTCGCCGTCCCAATATGTAAAAAGAATACCGGTACCCGAAATATAGGCGTTTCTCAGTACCTGCTCTTTCTTGCTGTCTAACTTTACGCGCTCGGCCGTGGCGCGGAAATAATCGGACATTGCGGCGGTAATCGCTGAAATTTCGGGAGCTTGCGGCTCACTGCTCGGAATATTCCCCTCGTACATCTGATTTTTGACTGTTTCGCTTTCGGTCTTAATATCGGCGGTGTTAGGTATACCGTCAGCTGAATAATTAACAGCCAGCGGAGAAGCCGTCACAACCGACATTTTGTATTCGCCTATTCGCTTTATTATGTTTCGGCGGACAAGCGGACGCTCGTTGCCGCACTTTGCCCCGTGCCATTGGTCGCCGATGTAAAACCGCTCGTTTCTTTTGGTCTGCTCAAAAATACCCCGTTCGCCGACAGAGGACTTAAATTCTGCCCCCGCCTTATATTCACGGCTTATCGCTTTCGGCTCGGTCTTTATTTTCTGTTGCATTTTTCTTTCCGCCCTTTCCCGCAGTGCGCTTTTTCTCTGTTTCAGGCTGTTCTTCTACCACCTTAAAACCCAAATCAATAAGGCGGTCGCGCTTTATATCGTCCTCGGCAAACGCTATTTCGTTGCCGTACTCGCTTATTAGCTTATACATTATTTCCCCTCCTTTAAGGCAAAGGGGCGACCGTTTAAGCCGCCCCAATATTACATTTACGAAGCCGGAGCGATAATGCTCTCGATATTGTCGAGACCCGACTTCTTAACAAATACGTCGTAATATATTCTGTAATCAAATACATACGCGTCCGCGTCCTTGTTTTGTTCGGGTGTAAAGGTACGCATGGTAACCGTCTTTTTAACAAGGCTTGCGCCCTTTTTCGGAAGCACCAGCGCACGGATATATCCCGCAGAGCTTGCAGGCGTAAATCCGCCTGTAGCCGCCGCGGAGGAAGTCGCAGCTGTTCCGGCGGTAAAGGTATATGCGTCGCGCATACGAGCCGCGTCAACAGGCAAAAGCGCAACACCGTTCAATGACTTAACACGGGTATCCACGCCACCCTTTTTGAAATCGGATATTGTTATGTGGCGGGAAAGCTCTGTTGAGTTCATAAGCGCAGCATACATTACCGGGTCAACGAAAGCGACAAGCTCCTCGCTGTATCCCACTCTCGACTGAACATTGTTTATGGCGGTTGAAAGCAGTGTATATTCCTTGCCTGCGGTGTAAGCCGCCTTATGGCTTTTTGTATTCGCAATACCCGCAAGCTTTGAAAGGGTATATGCGTCAACCTCGGGAACAACCTTTGTGCGGACATACTCGCCCAAAATCTGACCTGCAAGGTTCGCAATTCCGGTTTCGTCCATATCCTCGCGGTCTATCATAATCTGACGTGCTCTGTCCTTTGTAAGCTGATATGAAGTCTGTGCAACAGTTACGCCTGACTTTGAAAATCCTGCGTCACGGTCATAGTCGGCAAGCCCGATGAAATCGATATCGGGCATAATTACCGTTTTAGCTCCTACAAATCTCGATGCGAAAACATTATCCGCAAAAAATCCGGTCTGTGCCTCCTGCACAACCATTTTGTCTAACGCGTCAGTATATTTGCTGGCGCTTGCCAATGAATTAATAGCCATTTTTCATTACTCCTTTAAAATCAAATTAATTTCCCATAAGTCCACGGAAAAATGCGTCGTCCACGGTATCCGCCGTGTTCTCCGCTGTACCCGCCGTACCTGTGGTTGCTTTAGCCGCGGTTTCCTCCGAAGATTTAGCCGCCGCTATTTTTTTATTCTCTCTGTGCCTATAGCGCAGATAAGCGGACATTAAGTCCCTGCCGTTTGCCGCGTCGGTTTTAACCTCTTTAGGCAGCTGTGAAAATTCGGCAAGCTCGGGAAACTCTGCTTTAAGCTCCGCAAACTCGCTCGCAAGACGCGCTTCAAGGCTTTCCCGCTTCTCGGTCTCAGCTTTTTGAGCCGCTTCCTTTCGGTCGGCTACGATTTTATCGTATTTCTGCTTCTGGCCCTCGCGGTAGACCTTCATAAGGTCGTCAATAACGCCGCTTTCTTCGCCGAATTTGTTTACAAGCTCCTGACGGTGACTGTTTTCGTCCTCGGCAAAAAGCCTGTCCACAACCTCCTCGATTGTCTGACCGCGCTGTGCGGCTATGTAATCAAGTTTGTTATACAGCGGCTTTACTGTGTTATTGTAGAAAATACCCTGTTCGGCAAAATCTACCGCTTCTTCACGGTTAAGCGTTTTGATTCCCTTGTTGTACTTTACGTCAAGCGCAAACTCAGGCTCCGCCGCGCCCTCGTCTCCGTGCGATACCTCCTCAGGTGTGGCGACCTCGGCTGTATCATTTTGTGTTGCGCTCTCCTCGGTATTTGCGGTATTTTCCGCAGTTGCCTCGGTTGCGGGAGCGCCCTGCTCCTCCGTCGATATGGCTGTCTCGGGATTTACATTTTCGTTTTCCATTGTTTTTTCTCCTTTTCGGAATAATTTATATCAACGCCTTAAGCGTCAATATCCGTCTGTTCGTCGCCGTTATAATTCATCATGTTTTGTCGCTCAGCCTCGGCACGCTTAGCCTCTCTTATCTGCTTTTCGGTAGGCTCGGGCGGTTTTACCCGCTTTTGTTTGCTCTGCCCGATAAAAAAGCCGACAGCTACGCAAAAAGCGCATACTATCAGCCAAAGCGTTAAAAGTATTAAGATTAAAACAACCAATTAAACCCAACCTCCTCTCATATCCTCCGCCGTAACGGAAAGCTTTTTATTTTCGTATTCAATGTCCGTAGGTCTTGCCTTAGGCGCTTTCGGGTCTACCGGATGAAAGAACCTAACATCATAAAACCCGTATCTCAGCGCGTCCATAAGGTGGTTTTGCGTATCAATCGGCATTCTGTGACCGTTCACCGTGTGCTTTTCGTCATAAATATAAGCCGAAAGCTCGGCAAGCGTATTTTTACAAAACGGGTCAACCGTTATGCTGTAGCCGTTTATTCGGTCAATGCCGTTTAAAATGCTGTCCCTGCCCTTTTCGGAGGGAAGTATACGAGATATTCCCAACCGCCTTAAATCCTCGTTAGACTTAGGCTCTGCGCAGTCGGCGCGGATTCGCTCCTTTGCGTAGCCCTTGCGCTTTATTTCCTCGGCTATGTCGCAGTTAAGCATTTTTGTGCTGTAAAACTCGTCATAGATGTATACAAGCCTGTCAATCGGATTGACCTTAAAGGCGATAAAGGCGGTAGGGTCGTTGGTGTAACCGTAATCAAGCCCGAAAAAGTCCCGCCACTTCCACGCGTCTTCTTTGGTTATCTCTATAACTCCGCTCCGCCAGTTTTCAAATACAAGACCCTCGGCTATTCCCCAGTTGCCAAGCCCCGCCACATCATATTTGCGTGGGTTATCGCTTTTCATTCGCTCGAATACCGCGCGGTCGGTCTCGTCAAGCCACTCGTTTATCATATAATTTGTGGAATAGGTGGAAACTTTATCGTCTGGCTTATCAAAGAACCGCTTTTTAAGCCAATGCTCGGCGCTCCACGGGTTAAAGGTTAAGGTTGTCTGCTTAAACAGCGTATCGGGTATAGCGCCGCGGGGAACGGACATATCTAACTTGTCGAAGTCGTTTTCATCGGCAAGCTCAAAAGCCTCCTCAATCCACACCCAACAGAGATAACCTTTTGAAACGGTGGTAGAAGCAAGCTTTAAAACATCGTCAAAGCCTCTGAATATGATTTTCTGCCCTGTCGGTATGTAGGTCATTTCCATAGGCGATACATTATTTTTCCAAAGGTGAGAAACCTCTAAGCGCTCCTGTGCCCATTTAAGCTGCGCAAATGTACTGTCGCGGTGGGTGTTCATAACCTGACGGACAACAAGCAAATTGCTGTCTGGGTATTTCATAATGCGATAGACAAAATTTAAGGCGGTCGTAGCCGATTTCTTACTGCCCTTACCGCCTTTTAATACTCTGTATCTGCTTTTATCCCGCCAATAATTAGAATAACCTTTTCCTACTATGTCAGGAAGATACACTTTACTCAAGTTTATCCTCTCCCGAGATTGTGACACTACCGTTTAAATTCAGTTCCTGCTTATCGCCCCAAGTATCAGGTTTACGATTTTTAAGCCAAAATATTTGTGCGGTGGTATCAGCAGGGACATAAACCTCATCGCTCCCCGTCTTTAAGACTTCACGCTCAGCAATCTTCTTTCCTGTTACAGGGTCATAATCTACCTCTTTGCATTTAAATGTCTTTTTTATCTCAACCGTATATCCTTGCGTTTTTTGAAATAAGGCATTTTCAACCTCAACATCCACAACTTCCTTGCCCTTTTTTAGGGCGTTAGAAATGTTAGGATAGGCTTTCATCCAAGCATACAACGTTTCACGCCTCACGCCTATATTGTGGGCAATCTGTTCATCCGTTAAGCCGTCACGCGCCCAAGCTCTAATAAGCAATAATTTTTCAGGCTCTAACCATTCTTGATATTTTCCTTTAGACAAGGCACCTCACCTTCCTCCTTTTTCTCTGATATTTTGTATTTACATCCGGCTCTAATGCAGTAATCCGCGCCTGTATTTTTGTAGTCGTTAAATTCACACGCCCTGCATTTAGCTTTCGGCTCAAAAACAATCCTTTTCATCTTTCCTCCGAATATAAAAACAGCGCCCGAAAACGAACGCTGTGATTATTAATTTTAATTTTCCACGATACTATTATAACATAAGAAAAGGTGTAAAAAGGTGTAATCTTTTAATCAAGCTTGATATGTAATAGTGCAGTCCCATGTATTTGCTTAATTCGGTCGAGTGAATACCCCATTTCATCGGAAATCTGCCACAGCTTCAAGCGCTTATATCCTTTTCCGTCCGTTTTACCGATATACGCGAGGTAAAGCACACGGCGCTCGCGCAGGTCGGGAAGTGCCTTTATAGCAGAGATTATTTTATACCGAAGTTTATAAAGCTCGTCGGTTTCCTTGTTAATCTGCTGCTCGATTTTTACTAAACGCTCGACAGCTCTTTCGGTCTTAGTGCCGTCGGAGTTTCCGCCCTTAGGCAAATCGGATATTACCGGACTTACCGCCGTAGCCCTGACCCACCATGAATTAAGCTCCTCCTGCAAATCGTTTATGTAGTTATCAATTTCACCGAATTGCTGTAAAATCTGTTTTTTCTCTCTGCTGGTCATATCTTCACCTTTCTCCGCATTACTTGTTGAAATTATAAAGCACTTTTTTATACCGTTCCTCGGCGGTATGTACTGACTATTCCCTTGCTGTCGGTGTGATTTTGGGGCTTGTAATGCTTATTCTTTTTCTTCGGCATATTATCGTTTCACTCCCTTTGCCTTTAGATAATCTTTCTCGGCTCTTTCAATATCAACCATATCTACACATTCCTCCATAACATCAACAGCCATAGAGTTTATCTCGTCCATTGACTTGCCAAGTTCTAAGCCCTGTGCCATTATGTTATTTCGCAACATAACGAAAAAGGCGAGTTTGTATTTATCAGTCATTGCCCTGCTCCTTATCAATTTCTAAATATTTATCCAAATACCACTTAGCTTTTGCTATATCCTCCGCGCCATTCTTCCTGCGGTGACGGTAGAGGTATTTAAAAGCGTTGCAGATACAGAAATTTTGTGTAGCTTCTGCGCCCTGCGTTTCAAGCATTACATCTATACACTCAAACTGTCCGCTTTCATAATGTGCGGGGTGATTTACATTGTCAGGCATTACCCTTGCTCCTCTCTTTCCTTAATCCGTATTTGCTCATAATCCGAATGTTCTGCTGTTTTTATTTCTCTCGGCTTATATCCGCTCGTCTCAAAGAAAGCGTCCATTGTGTTTAATTCAAATTCTTTGCAATGATTTACTGATTTAGCCGTACTTTCGGCTATCTCTTTATTTTTAGCGCAACAATAAATACCGTTGCCAGTAACAAGGTTATTGCAGTATCGGCAATATTGTCTCATTACCCCTTACTCCTTTCCAACGCCTTTTCTGCTTCTTCACGGGTGAAGAATACTGTTTTGCCAATACTTCTGCAAGTGGTTTCATAGAATGAATTGCACAGAAGTTTTAAGTACAACCCCTTGTCTTTTAAGACAATCTTTTCAACTGTTGTTTCTTCAATTTTGCCGTCACGAACCAACCATACTATCTGACCCACCTTACACGGCGGCAAGATTACGCCGTTTGCGATAAGGTAGTCGGCAAGGTCTAAATTTTCAAATAATTCAATTTTAAATCCGTTCGGTTGTATTTGGTCTATTCCCCAAAGTTGCTTTTCAGTTATCAACTCAACAAGCCTATCTCTATCTGTCATTGTTTTCACCCACCATTTCTTTTACGAGATTGTCGATATCTCTTTCGGTAATATACTCGAATTCATACTCGTCTAAATCTTTAAATTTATTATGCATAAATTCTTTTGCCTTCTCTGCAAACTCTTTGTATGCTTCGGCTTTGGCGGTTTTAAGCATATTACCATATTTACGGTGCATTAAAGAAAACTCGGTATCTGTCTCTTTTCTAAAAGCCCTTGCAAAATCAAGTTCGGTTTTCAACCTCTCAATCTCCGCCTGTGCTTCTTCATAGTGCATTTTCAAGGAATTAGCCGCACTTCTTAGAGATTGATTTTCGACTTTTAAATTTTCGTTTTCTGTTTTTTGGCGGGTGATGAGGTCAAGGGCGTTTTTACAAATTATATCGTCACCACAATCTTCTTTAAACAAAGGACACTCTCCGCATTTACCATTAGCACAACACTCCAAAGCCTTTATAATCTCTTTATCGGTTAGGTTTTTATCGGTCACTCGGTATCACTCCCATTACTGTTAAAATCCAAAGCTTGACCGCAATTATGGCAATACTTATATGACTTAGATACCCACTCTTTACAGTTCGGGCATTCGTAAACTGTAGTTCCTTTTCCCCAACGTCCACAACCGATTTTTATCGGTTCTTCGATAGGCTGAACAATATGCGGTGTGGGCTTTTTCGGTATCTGCTTTTCAAGGGCAGAGATAGCAATGTTATGACATTCAATACCCTCTTTTTCGTCTTCATATGGCAATAAATCTTCATTCCATTGTTTTAACATTTTAATTGCTTCCTCGTTTGTCATTCCGAAACCTCCTGTTCAAGCCATTGTTTAAATGCCTCAATCCATATAATACCCTTACCTGTTGTAACATCTATTGCATTACGGTATATCTCTTTAACATCATAAGGTGCTTTATAATTATCTATATGCATTGCTAACCATTTTGCCATTTCCTCCACGCTCATAGCCTTTATGTGGTCGTAGTTAGTCATTTTTACAACATTTCCCTTCTAATAAATCTGATAATAAAACTTTTTTACCGCAACCATAGCAAGTAGCGTATTTGCTTTCAGTAAAAGTCTCAATCTCCATACCGAAAGGTTCTCCGTTACAAAGATAATCTTGAAAACTTTTAATGGCAGTAAAATATCCTTTATCACTTCCACAATATTTACATTTTGGCAAATCCATATTTAATCCTTTCCGTCCATTTTAGCGCCGCAATGGGGACAATATTCAAAATCTTCTTTTCCATTGCTTATTGTTTCTGTTCTATGACAGTATCTACAAGTTATATCTCTGCTTGACATTCTCACATTAGAACATTGCCAATAGCTATGCCTTACCTCCACCACATCGGCGGTTGACTGTTTATAATTAGTTTTCAAACCGCAAATAACACAAACCTGTCTACCCTCTGGAATTACCGCACCACAACATACACAATGCTCTGCATTGTCAATATGTCCGTCTATTAAACTAATATTACTCATCATTATTCCTCCCATTAGCACTGACTATCGCGAATGCGCCGAAGCCTAAAACTGCGCCGATTATTAGTCCTAAAATAAAATTTAACATTATCAAAACCTCACAAATAATACTTTTTCGATATATTCGGTCATACCGTACCGCCCCATTGTTCAGACATTGCCGCAGCTATGCCAAGGAATGTCTTACTGCGAATTTCACTTTTACGGGAATATGTGTCTTCCCAGGTTCTTACTTTACCGCTTGACATTACCCCAAAAAATGCCGCATTATTAGGTTTAGGCAAATTATTTGTTTCTAACGGGGGCAATCCCTTTAACCACAAACAAGTTGCTTTATTGATATATTGCTCCTTGTCATATATGCTATCGGCAAACATATACGGATGAATTATCTGACTGGGTTTTCTATATGCTGTATTCATAAATCCTACTGGATTTTCAACCGCTATTTTTTCGCAATCAGCAAGAATGATTTGCATAAAAAATACTGCAGCCTTTGCTCTGTCTTCCCATCGTTTTATTACTTTTGCTGGCGGAGTACATTTCAATGAAAAAGAGCGTGTTGCAACATTTGATAAATAAGTACACGGCGGATGCGCTATAATCAAATCCCATTTACCCGAAATAGTATGTAATTTACCGTCACAAGTGGTAAATTCGCACCGACCGTTAAGCAACGGTAAAACATCTTGCTTTATATGCCATTCGGGGTGACCGCCCGAGCAGTCGATAATATCACAGGAAAAAGCATTGTGACCTTTTGCTCTGAAAGCTATACATACCCTTTGACTTTCCTCGCAAGCGACTAAAACATTCACTTTTTAAACCTCCCTTATCCTTATGCCGTATCATATCCCAAGCTCGTCGGCTTTAGCTTTTAATTTCTGCTCATATTCCTTGTCGGAAATAGGCTGTAAGCGCAGATAATTCTTGTAGCGCTCGTATTCTTCCCATTTTCGCTGTTCTGTCATATGTATCCTCCTTAAAGTTACAAAAATAGTTAAAAGTAACACCGAGTTACAAAGCGTTGTAACCGCTCTTGTCCGCATAAATAAAGGCTTTTTGGGGTGTGGTTACAAAGTTACAACTTTTTCGCGCGCGCATATAAGGGGCATTTTTTTATTTTTAAAAATTATTTTCACATATATAAGTACCCTTTTTCGCTGTAACCCGTGTAACTTTGTAACTTTTTTTACTCTTCCGGCGATTCTTCGGGTCGAACCAAGACATAACATCTTGAACAATCAAGCCCGAATTTTATTACTTTGGTCGGTTTATTATTAGAATCACCTATTATAAGTCCGTTCTTCAAAGCCCACGAAATAAAAGCTTTGTCATTAAAACCGCCCTCTTTGCAAATTCTTTTAAAGACATTGGTATGAATGGCATAGCAGTTCTTGTCTGTGACTTTATCAACATAAATTCTTCCCCAAGCCTCAATTCGGAACTCGTCCAAATTGCCGTTGTAGAACTTTGCATTATTTACATCGCATTCGCTTATTATGTATTCATAACACCGCTCATTCTCTGATAGCGTGTGCTTGTCTGTAAGCGCCTTTTTGAGCTCGTCAAACGAAAGTCTCTTATTGTCCTTGAAAATATACTCTGTGGCGATTAAATCGGCTGTGAGTATAGCGGATAATGACCTTAACTGCTTATCCTCGTATTCCTCGTCTCCAATAAGCTTAAAGCAGTCCTGCTGTGTCCGCATTACTTCATCCATACCCAATTTACACAGCACATCTACAAACTCCCTGCCTATAAAGCCGTAATTGTTTCTAAGCAGCGTAGCCGCCGTCTGTCCGTCAGGAAATATATCGCCGTCATCGGTCTCATATTCAAGTACACGGTTCACCGCGCCGCCCTGCAGTTGGTCTGTAATAATCGGCGTTTCACCGGAGCAGATAATAATATTCGCCCAGGTGTTCTTTGGCGCAAGTCCGAGCTTTGTATTGCTTCGCCCTCTGCCTTCACCGCTTGCGAGCTGATATATAAGCTGTGAAAAATCATCTTTAAAATTCTTCCGGACTCTCGCGGTATCGTCAATGATAAACGGAAGATTGTTAAAGAACCCCGCTTTAGCCTCAAACGCCGATATTGTATCGTCAAAGTTTGAAATAAACTTTCCTATTTCGGGGTCTGCCCACACACTGGCCGCTATCATTCCGCATACGGATTTACCTCCGCCTGTCTTGCCCCAAATATCAACCCAAAATGGTAGCAGTCCGCAGGGCTTAATAAGTACGCTTGCAAGACTTGCCGCCATTGCAAGACGCGGTTCAACTCTGCCGGAGGCTCTTACCGACAGAATAAAATCCATCCACTTTTTACGGCTCCCCGCGGTTGTTATGGTATCGAATAAGGTGTCAAACCGTCCGTCCCTGTCAAAGGCAAGCTCCGATGTATATGGCATAAATCCATCCTCACACCAGCCCATTTTTGCGGTTGCTCTTACCTCGGGAATAGTTTCAATATTAAGCTGTTCAATGTCTGCAAGGTATTTTACAAGGCTTTTCGCCGTCTCGCTCGTAACCGCAATACCGAATACCGCCAGCTCGGGTATTTTACTCCTTTGCGCTATAACCGCCTTCGATACAATCTGTTCACGCCAGCGCCCCTGCCGATAAAAGGCAAGCCTTACCTTTTGCATACCGTCCTCGACATTGGTTATAACCTCCGCGGGGAGTATCGGGTGAGGACATGCCACACGGTTATCCGGCATAGCGTCGGGATTATATATTCCGTCCATATTAGCTATCCAGTTGCCGCACTTCATTTCAGGATAAGCCTCACCGAAATCGGTTATCCGCTCAAAGGCTTTCTGCTTTTCGGATTTTTTACGCTCATTTTCACGCGAAGTCATATCCTTTTCGGCAAGCTTAAGCATACGCTCGACACGCTTTTTTATCTCGCTGCCGAACTCAGCGGCACGGTCTATCAAATCAAAACCGAGCTGTTCACGGATAAGAGGGTCAGGCTCGTCCATTATTTTGCAAATAACTTCCTCGCTGTAAAGCTCCTTTGCGGTAAGCTTTGAAAAATCTATATCGTCCAATCATTTCACCCTCTCATTATGTATTCAGTTTCGGCAAGGCTTAATTTATGCGTTAATGCGTTCCTTAGTGTAAGCGCGGATAAAAAAAGCGGACTAGGCTTTTCCTCAGGTCCCGAGGGTTTATATGCCGTGATAAAATCCTCGTTTAATTTCCAGTTGTCAAACGCGTCCCAGTAATTAATCCGCGCCGCTTTACGCTTGTCCGACTTACCTTTTCTGTCCCGCCTTACGCGGTCTATTTTGCGCTGTTCGGAATAGCTTATGTCTCTGTCTAAAAGCCCGCACGCGTCCTCAAAGGAAAGATTTTGAATGTTCATTACAAAGGTAATAACATCACCGTGCGCTCCGCACCCGAAACAGTGATATGTACCATCTGGATATACGCGGAACGACGCGGTTTTTTCGCTGTGAAACGGACATTTTGCAAAGCCTTTTCGGTCTACCTCAACACCGTATCTGTCAAGCCAGTCATTAAGCGAATTAGTGGTTTTTATTTTTTGTGTGTCTATCTTCATACTTCAAATTCTAAATCCTTAATCAGCGTGTTCCTTATGTGGTGGTAGAAAATTTTTCGCATTAAAAGCGGCGTGGTTTCGGGCTTGCAGAAATGCACGGAAATATCATATCTATCAGCGAATGCCATAACCGAGGAAAGCAAACTGTTTGAATTTAATTTACTGCGGTATTTCCCACCTATTATCTTTTCATAATTTCCATTTTCAACAATCAAATGAACCTTAGCACCACTTTTGGCTGCTCTTTCAAACTCTTTTGAGAATCTGTCTCTACCCTTTGTAAAATTGCCGCAAATCTCGTCTAAATTCATTTTTCGTTCAATAACGATTTCTTTATCAAGTAAAACTTCAAAGCCGTCTATGCCGCAATAACCGCACGAATAATCTCCAAAATCAAGCTTCTGTCTGCGGTAGGGAATACCGACGGAATCAAGCCGTTTATAGTATTGTTCCGTCGGTTGCTCCCTTGTATCAACTAATAAAAACATCGTATTAAGGATATTTTCCATTTCCTTTGGTGTCATAGTTTAAAACGGCAAATCATCATCCGAATCAATGACGGCGAAATTCGTTGTATTCGCGCTTGCGGTGCTTTGAGACGACGCTTTTTTTGCTCCGCCGTTTAAGGTTTTTAATGCTGGCATTTTAAACTTACCGTTTTTAATGCAGTCAACTGAGCGGAATCCTCTGCATTCGGTTAAAATGATCACATCACCGTTTTCAGTTTCGAACTCCTTTTCTCCAAATATTACACCGATAGTTTTGCCTTTTAACTTGGTTTCGTCCCAGTCCCAATGATATCCGGAATTACTTTCCTCGATATTCGCAATCATAGTTTTGAATTTATTGAGGTTTTCTTCGTAATACTGTGAGTTTTCATCAGGGATAAATGCGTTGTATGTACCGCGCCATTTTTTGTTTTCGTTAATATTCGCCCGATATTGCTCGGCAAAATGTCCTTTGTGCTCGCCCTCGGAAATATCAAAAGAAAAAGCCAACCAAGTATAACCGCTTGCACTCGTTTCTTCTTTACAATCAAGAATTTTTGCAATGTATCCACCCTTTGGTAATTGCGGAACACCGCCTGTAATAACCTTTGCTGTTTCAAATCCTTTTAATTCTTGCATAATTGTTTATTCTCCTTTTTCAAATTCTTCTAATGCTTCAATTACTGTTTTAATATCGTTAGGGATTGTATCGGTCTCGAATAATCCCATCGGGGTTTTTGCAGTGCTGTTCTTTGCGTGCGTTTCGAAGACATATTCCCCGTCAACACACTTTGCTATAAGAACGGTTGTAAACTTGCTTTCGAGACATATCTTATCAAGTTTCTTTCCGCTTGTTTTAATCTTTGTAAAGACAAAACCGTCCTCTGTCCTTTCGGTTTGCGTATGTGCGACAAAAACGACTGTTAAATCGTCTCTAAGCAAATAAGCCATATCTACCATATCCCAAATACATGTAGCAAGGTCAAGCCATTTGTCATAGCCTTTTTCACGACTTCTCCGCATTTCGTCTGCAACCATTATTGAACCTATCGTATCAATCACGACGGTTTTAATTTTCGGGCATTTTTCAGAAATCGACGCAAGTCTCGTCTTAACTCTGTCCGGCTCGTCACAGCAGAAATAATTCTTTTTTTCTTCGTTATACTGCTTTTTCCAGCCTTTCCAGGAAAGACCCTTACGGTCAGAATCTATGTAGTAAGTAGTGTCGAGATCAAGATTTCTCATTGAAGTCGTTTTCCCCGAACCGCTTTCGCCCATAATGCAAATAACCTTTGCCATTTTTATTCCTCCCTTTTGTCTTCATCTAATTCAAGTGGGCAATTCTGTCCAACATACTTTTGCGGAAATGCCACAGGCTCTTTGTTGAGCTGGCACATCCTCTCGTTACTGCTAAGGTATGGGCAATGCCTGCACGTTATTTCAGACCGCCCTTTATCGTCCACCGGGAAGAATACTTTTACGGTGCATTTTGTTTTAATATAAGAAACTACGCCTGAATCAAAGTTCGGCATTATTTACCACCTCTTTGTTTATTCGCTTTTTCGTATTGCCCTAATATCTCGTCAATTTCCATACGGTTTTTGCCCTTAATCAGGCTTATAAGCCGCTTTTCGGCAGTCGTTAAATCCTCGTCAAACCACATAATCTATTCCTCCTCAAAATACCTTGCCGCGCCTACAATATGTACCCTGCTGTTTTCGGGGAACCGCTTAAGGTAGTCCGAAGACTTATACTGATACAGAGTCTCGTCAAGCTTGTCCATTATTACAGGAACGCCACCTAATAAGGCGATAATATTTTCCTCGGGTATCATATTGGAAATTCCCCAGTAGATATTTCCCTTGTAACCTAAAAGGAACAGAAACTCTGACTTTGTTTCGGTTATCTCGGTAATACCTCCCGTACTTCCGCACATAGGACACGCCTGATAGCTCTCGGCGCCTAAATCGCGGCTCTCGGTTACGGTCTCGCTATGGTCGAATTCTGCGCCGCAGTTATCACATCTGTACATTATCCGACCCTCCTATCGCCCTACCGAGATTAAAGCCCGCATTAAATGCCCGGTCTTCGAAAATGTCCGAATCAATGGATATAATATCCTGCAAAAATCCGTCCTTGTATTCCGCTTTCTCACGCTCGCTGTCCCGTTCGTCAAGCTCCGCAGCGTACTGCTTAACCTTGCGCTTTAACCTATCGTTTTCCCGCGCCTCAGCTATGTAGCAGTTGCCGAAATAGATAAACCCGACAAATAATATCGCTGCCAAAATAACTACCGCCCACAGAGCGAAACCGTCAATATAAATACAACTGTTCATTTTTTATTTCCTCCTATTAATAATCAATATCCAACTCCTACATAATCAAGCACTCTTGCCCAACCATATTTTTCCCCTGTCACTTCATCCGTACAGCATTCGTACATCCAATATTGCCATTCGCGCGGATTTCGTTCCTTTAATTGGTCGAAACGGTGCGGTCGTTTTTCAAGATGTATCCCGAACCCGCACATTGAACAGCCTGTCCGCTGTGCGCCCGTTGTTCTTAATTGCCCGTTTTCGTCCCGTTCTATTGTTCCGTATATTTCGGGTAAGGGGACTTTAAGGTCAAGCGCAAGTTGTAATAAATCCTGTCGATTAAATATAGCGAACGGGGCAGATCTGATTGTGCTTGCACCGAAATAATTACAACCGTTTATCCTAAGCGATTTCGCGCGCCTTCCGCCTTCAGAAGCCATAAGACCTAAAAACGGAACACTGTTATGTGCTTTTGCCCAATCGTCGCAAGGTTTTTCTTTGAGATAGTAGCAACATTTTGACGATACCTTAAAATTAGGTATTTGATAGTTTGTACATTCTTCGTCGTTTGCATATCCTCCGAATTTTTCAAGCCATTTTTGCGACATTTTCATACGGCTGTTTTTCTGATAACCACCGTATTCGCCCGTTTCACCTGTCATAATGGCATGTCGAACAGTTTTATTCTTTTCCGAAGGATTGGCAAGCAACTCTATCTTTGCCGCTATTTCCTTTGAAAGAACGGGAAAACCGAAAGTTTGTATTATTTCGGGTTTAGACCAATGTGTGCCGTCAGGCTTTAACGCCGACTTCAAACACTCTACACCTAATTGATGATGTACTCGCTGTATGCTCCGGTCTTCAAGATATGACACACTTATCGCAGGCACATCTATATGTATAGACCTTAAGAACATCAGTAGTGTTATACTGTCGAGCCCTCCGACCGAAACGTGGTAATTCAACCCGCGCACATCACATTCCCTTACAAATTCCTGCGCGCGAATTTTTGCATATTTAATCTTAAAGTCATAGGGCATTTTCTCTTTAACCATAAATGAAGCTATCTTTTCCTTTGCTCCGATACGCTCCATTCGCTCTATTACATTCTCTGGTGGCATATTTCAATCTCCTATTTGACAAATTTAAAATTTAGTGTTATAATAACCATATCCTATTTGACTTGCCGCTTATCGGACTTCCTCTCCGATGGGCGGCGCTTTTTATGCTTTGCAAGCCACTCACTCCTCCCTTACGGCTTCGAGATTAAGTTTTTTAAGCTTTAAGCACATTTTTTCAAGCCTGTTAATATCCAAATGCCACGCTATATAGGCACACTCGGTATCTACCGCCTTTGGATTCCAACACTCAGCGCCCTTTTCCTCCATAACCTTTCTTGCCTGGTCTTTCAGACGAGCCGCCACCGCGTCGCTCTTAAAGCCGAATAACTTTTTAATATCGGCACTGCAGATTTCGGTTTTGCTGTTATAGAGCCTTACCGCGTATTCAATGTCTGCAAGCTGTATGTCGCGCATATTCTCACCGCCTTTCAATTTGGTTTTGTTTCTTACTCCGCATTTCTTTCCCGAATAATCTCGTCTATCGCGGACATTATGCGGGTTTCGGCGTCCTTGGGCGTTTTCTTGCCGTTTAAAATCATCCATATGTAATCGTTTGTAACGCCCATTCTTTTAGCTAACTCCGTTTGAGTTATTTTATTAATGTGCATTTTGCCAACTACATTGGCTATCCATTGTTCCAAAATTCAAACCTCCTTATTATTTTTTTGAAAAAACAGTTGTATTTTTCGTACTTATGTGTTATTATTATCGTGTCAAGAAAAATAAACATAAAGTAGTCAAAGTTGCAGAGCGAAAATTCGAACTGTTTATTGTTATTATATACCGACATCTCGAACTTGTCAATAGATTGAGAGCGACTTTTCGAACTTTGTAATTAGTGACAAATTGCAGAGGTGATTTTTGTATGTTTTTTGAAAGATACGAAAAATTATGTAAAAACAAAAATAAAACCACTACTGGCGTAGCGGCTGAACTCGGCATTGCTAAATCAACAGTTGCTTACTGGAGAGCAAACGGCAACGTAATTCCAAAACAAGATGTATTATTAAAAATGGCTGAATACTTTAATGTATCAGTTGATTATCTTCTCGGTAATAATGACATTAAAAATCCTCCGAAATCCTCTATTTCAGATGACGATATTAAATTTGCTTTGTGGGGAGACGTAGCGGACGAAATCCCGAACGACAAGCTTCAAGAAGTTAAAACATTTGCAGAATTTATTAAAAACACTTACAAAAAGGACAATAATAAATGAACCTGAATAACTTATATTCTTATGCCGAAGAGAATAATATTCCGGTTATCTCATTTGATATACCTAAGTCTGAAAGCATGTCCGTTTTATATGACGGTAACTGTTATGTAGGAATAGACCGGTTGACTGTAAAAAACGAAACAGATGAAAAAGAAAAGCTTGCACACGAACTCGGTCATTGCGCTACAGGCTCTTTCTACAACGAATACGCTAAATGTGATATCAGGGAAAAGCACGAACGGCGTGCAAATATATGGAAAATAAAAAAGCTTATCCCGAAAGATAAGCTGATTGAAGTTATTAATAGCGGTTTTGGTGATAACCGTTTTGAGTTGGCAGAGCATTTCGACGTAACGGAAGATACAATGCAATTTGCGTTAGATTACTATTTTGTTGTATAAATCAAAGTGAATTAATTTATTTTTAAGGGGTTATGTCTAATGAATAAGTTAAAAGAAAAATTATCGGATTGGCTCGGTGGTTTTGGTGTTGCTTTATATTTTGTAATAACATTAGCAATAAGTGTATTGCCCTTTGTGATGATAGACACTAACTTTATATTAACAATAATTTTTATAGGAATTGAGGACTTTTTACCGATCACAACTATTGTTTTTTGGATTTGGGGATTAGTTGCTGCGATTAAAGGTGTCCAAGATGTTTGGGCAATAATTTATTATATTGCCTTCGCGGTTTTGTGGTTGCCTTACTTTATAAATATAATATTAGCTCTATTTCAACCAATTACAAAAAAGATTGAGCGGAGGAAATTATATGACACAATATGATTATCCTAATTACTACACCAGATCTTTCGAAGATTCTTATCAAGATCTACATGATAGTTTAATTGATTCGAAAATTGTCACATCAGACTTAGATGTTGAGTTGATACCTTTTGTTTATACTGTATATGATCTTGTTGCATTTGATTATGGCTTTGATAGAGAGGAATTATTAAAATATTTCAAAAATTGGATTGACGCTTGCTTCTGTTCTGATAAAGTCTATTCTATTTTTTACGAGCGTCATAACCTTTATAGTGAAATAGTTCGCGGCAAAAGACCACGCTATGAATGGATGATAGGAAATCCAACAAATATTGAAAGTTCAGCTATTCTTAATTTATGTGCTGCTTTTGGAGATATACTTTATAATCCAACTTGTGCGAACAATTATGATAAAGCACCAATAATGATACATGGTTTTTCGGAAGCAATAGACTTCACAGCTACGATGACAAAGTTTAGCAGTAAAGTAATGAATACATTCTACGAAGCGTTGTCATTATTTGAAAAATCAGGACCAATTGAGGCTGTGTTTAAAAACGATGACAAACTATCAACTCACACTGAAAATACGAAGAGTAATAATTATAAAAAAGAAGCAACGCCAAAAGAAAAAAGTAAAATCCGAACAAGTACTATCAATAACTCTAAAAATCCCTCATTTATCGATAAATACCTTGAGTGGATAACTCTCGGAGGCGTTGCATTATTTTTAATTATAATTTTTATAATAAGTGGCTGTTTTAATTGAAGTAAAAAAAATCCGCCCTGAAACGAAGGAATGACGATCGAAAGACAATCAGGTCTGCTGTTTAAGTAACCCTAACCCTCTAATAAAAATATTCGGAAGTGTTGAAAATGTATGACCGCGAGTACGACCCCGAGCTTTTTATAATAACCCATAAGGAGCAGGAGTTATTAAAACGCCTCCGCGATCTTTCCGATGAAGATAAAACCGAAATAGAAAAACTGACCCTCGACCTCGCGCTAAAGGATATTCAAGATAAATAAAAAATCTCCACACTGATGTGGAGGAAAATAAAAGAAAATAGACTTACAATGAATAAAATAATGCAGAAAAACATAAATTTTTAATACTGACGAAAAAATGTCCTTGACACAATAATGTGACTTGTGGTATAATTTCGCTAGTGAACGCGTTACAGTAACCTGCGGGGCTGTAACCCAGAAAGCTCTCTGCATTATTGCAGGGAGTTTTTTGTTTTATGAAAGAACCTAAAAAATTTTTTACATACGAAGAACAAATAGAACTGTTAAAAAATAAAAAATTAATAATCACCGATGAACAAAGAGCAATTAATTATTTAAAACAATACAGCTACTATTCCCTAATATCGGGATATAAAGACATTTTCAAAGTCGAAAAAAACGGTAACTATCGCCCTGATGCAAGATTTGAACATATCGTTTTACTATATCAGCTTGATAATATGTTAAAATATCTTTTTCTGCAAAAAATCATAAACATTGAAAAGCACATTAAATCTCTATATTCATATTCATTTTGTAGCCTTTACGGAGAAACACAAGACGATTATTTGAATGTTAATAATTATAATTATATTCCGAAATATCAATCTGCAATTAATGATTATGTTTCATTGGTAAGCTCAACATTAAAAAACTCAGAAAAATATCCAAATATTAATTATAACATTAAAACCTATGGAACAGTTCCGCTGTGGATAGTTATTCATTCGCTAACATTTGGCAATATTTCAAAATTATATTCTTTTTCTATGCCTAAAGTTCAAAGCGAAGTGTCCCGCGAGTTTAAAGGTATTTATAGTAACCAGTTATCGGCTATTTTAAATGTATTAACAAAATACAGAAATGTTTGCGCACATGGTGAAAGGTTATACAATTACAGAACGCAAAAATCATTGTTAGACTTGCCTCTCCATTCGCAGATTAAAGGTTTGTATAATATTTCAAAAAATGATTTGTTTAACGTATGTATTTCTTTCAAATATTTACTGCCTAAAGATAATTTTGACGGTTTTATAGATGATTTAAGTTTTGTTATTCAATTATATTTTGAAAAACTTGATGATTATTATAGGTCAGAAATACTTAAATGTATGGGATTTCCTGATGACTGGAAAGAAATATTGTTAAATTAGGTTTGATATTTATTTAAAATAAAAACTCCGCCCAGTGCTGTAACACCAAAGCGGAGCCGTATCGGACGGACCGATACAATGCCTTAACAAGCATACATATTGTACCATACCCGTCCGAAAATTGCAAGAACAAGAAAGGACGGGATTTTTATGCCCATTTACAAAATGGACGGTAAAAAGCAAGCAAAGCAAAAATACCGTGTTTTCGTAAATTACACGGACAATCAGGGTAAATATCATAAAAAGAGTAAAATTGTTTACGGTCTGGACGAAGCAAAGGAATGTGAAAGAAATCTCGCCCGCAAAGTATCGCAAACCGCTCCCGACAGTAAAATGACCGTGCAACAGCTGTATGACGAATATACAGCTGTCAAAAAGCACGAAGTAAGAATAACCACCCTTGAAAAAACAAAATCAATTCTTAACAGAGAAGTAATACCGATATTCGGCGAAACGAAAATTGATAAGCTAAACATTCCGCTTCTTCAAAAATGGAAAACCTCTGTCGCCGAAAAAGAACTCGCCGTCACGACAAAAAATAATATTTATACAGAATTTCGCGCCCTGCTCAATTACGCCGTAAAAATGGAGTATATCCCCAAAAACCCGCTAAACAGTATCGGCAATTTTAAAAATCCCGAATTTGAGACTGCAGAGGAAAAGCTGCACTATTACACCGCCGAGCAATTTAAAAAGTATATAGCGGCCGCAAAGTCCCACATCGGCACAATAAGCGATTCCGGATATTATGTTTTTTTCAATATAGCGTTTTACACAGGTATGCGAAAGGGCGAAATTAACGCTCTTAAATGGTCCGATATCGACGGTGATTTTATTCACGTCCGCCGAAGCGTTGCACAAAAGGTTAAAGGCTCGTCAATAATCGAAACACCGCCTAAAAATAAATCGTCCTACAGAACGCTCCAAATGCCACAGCCGCTAATAGAAATACTTACCGAATATAAGAATAGGTGTATGCGTTTAAAAGGCTTTACGGACGATTACAGAGTATGCGGCGGCATTTCCTGCTTAAGCGACACAATGATTTCAAATAAAAATATCGAATTTGCAACCGAAGCGGGACTCCCGATAATAAGAATACACGATTTTCGGCACACCCACGCTTCCCTGCTTGTAAACGAAGGTATTAATATTCAGGAAATCGCGCGGCGACTCGGTCATTCAAAGATTGAAACTACCTGGAACACATACGCGCATTTATACCCAAAAGAAGAGGAACGCGCCGTTTCAATCCTTAACAAAATAAAATAATTCGTACATTTTTCGTACACAAAAGAAAAAGACCCGCTATTTAAGCGGGTCTCAGCGTATTTGGTGGAGATGAGGAGAGTCGAACTCCTGTCCAAAAATTTATCCGTATCGGCTTCTCCGAGCGCAGACATTTGTTTACATTCCCTTACGCGGACGTCAAATGTCAGACTTCCGCGCTTGGTAGCTCCCTATCCGTGACGAAAGCGGGAGCCGGCTCTCGTTCACGTTCACCGCTAAAATGACACCCTTGCCGAACCGCGGTGCTTTCGGGTCGGATGAGCAGCCTAAATTAGGCTGCTAAAGCAACTTTATTGTTGTTAGTTAATTTTGTTTACGGATTTTATAGCGGTTCCGCACCGCTGCTCGCTTCCGATACTTCAAAATCCCTGTCGAAACCTTTACATCCCCTTATATTCTTTCATTG